CACATCACGGTAGCTCAGGCCAATAATGCCGCAGCTGCGCTGTGCTGTTTTCCCGCCTTTCGTGTCAGGGTCTCTTCGATCACGTAGCGTCCTGTGTGTTCCTTTTGTTCCTCTTTGAGGGTTGTTTATGCACCGCTTCAGGATTGTGGATGCCTTGTTAAAACTTGGTCTCCTCTTTACCCTTTGTTGGTGTGCTCTTGAGTTTCGCAAGATTTCAGGGGTTCTTCATGAGCTCCTCCTTGCGCTCATCAAGCTCTCAACTGTTTAAAGAGGGGAGGGTCATTTGAAGTCTCTATGTCCACCCACGACCCGGGTTCCGGTGAATGCCCGTTGGTACATTTGTCCCATTCAAGTTCTGGCAACAGGGGTTCCATATACCCCGTTTACTGGAACGTGGGGTTCGATTGTCTCTGTACCACCCCAGTCATCGGTCAATCTTGGTGTCATAATGTTAGCTCCCGCCGTTGTTATACCGCGGGGCACTGCCACTCTAATGTCTCGAGTGCGTGTTCATCGTGTGTATGTTCACGTCTTTTCTTGGGTTGACCCTGGTGCGACTTCCATTTTTGGTAATGTCACCATTTCAGGGTCGGCACCCATCCAGATTACCGGTAATTGGCCGATATATAACACCCAGATCAATACCAACCCGTGGATCACACCGGCTGGTACTGGGCTTATATCAGGGGCCATAACCCTTGCTGGGGCAGTTACGACCGAAGGGTCTGTTTCTGGCTCTGGCACTTACTCTGAAGCTGGTTTCATTGCTCCTGACCCGTCGAATTCGCCGGGCTGGGAGTTTAATGTTGATCAAACTTCGGGTTCAGCGCTACTCACTTCGGTGGTGGCGTCTGGGTTGGTTCCCCTTAAGTTTGGGTGGGGGGAGGGTGATTTGACGACCACTAATATTGGTTCGGACTCTTTTGCGGCGACTGAAGAGTCGTCGACTACTGTTCCGAACCTTAATGTTAATCTCTCGTTGACTTTACCGGCCCTGAATTTCGTGAATGTCCTCGTATCCACACCTCAGTCCCCCCTATCATTGGGGGTTAGTGGTGGTGATGTGACCTTTAATATGAGTGCTGCAGGGAATGGTGGGCTCCAACAACCTTATGTTGTTGGTTTTGCCCTTTACCACTCCCAGGCGATTGCTTCTGGTAATATCTTAAATCCCTATAATTGGAGGGTGATTGATATTATCAACAATCAGTCTGATGCGGTTACTCCCTTGTATGACATGGTGACTGATGTGTTTAACACACCTGTTGCCGTGTCGACGTCAAATTCGGCTAGGGAGTGGGTTTTGGACCTGCCCGAGCCGGTTGATGTTGGTGCGGGGGAGGCTCTTTTGGTCTCTATCGCCAATGGCACCGCGACTGTCACGATGAGTATGGTTTGCTT